GGTTAAGGAGGAGTTGTTAAGGAGAATAATCTTGCCGCCATGTGTAGTGGGGCTAAGAGTGGTGTCAACAGTAAGGGCAACAGTGGTCGCTGGGCCTTGCGAATAAAATCCGCCAAGCGAGCGTACTGGGCCTTGAAAGGTCGTTAAAGCCATAAGAGATACCTCTTTACGAAAGGATTCGTTCTAGCGTCTTCGTAAACGTCCACTGGGCTGGTCGCTAAAACTGTATGTTTCCCAGATAAAAGGGGGCGCTACGCACCCCCATTATCTACTGCTGATTAGGACGTACCGGGCGAAGCCCAGATTCCTAGTGGATCAGAAACACCGAAACTGTACCGCTCTCGTGCCTTGTAGCGCACGTTACCAGTATCGAAGTCGCCATCCATTGAAGTCTCAAGCGGAGTACGCTCGAAGTGCTTCATCCCATTCGGCACATCAGTGATGAGGTAGAAAGCATTAGTGTCAGTCAGGTAATGATTGACAGAGTAGCCTTCAGGAATGGAACCATTGTTCTTCAGCGCGTTGATGTCGTTATCAGCAGTGCTGACGCGCAATTCAGAATCTAGGATTCTGGTTGCCACGAACATCAGGTTAGGGGGAACAATGAGCCTGCGAGGACGGGCTGCGATCAAAAGTCCACGCTCATCGGTGAACCCTGCAATCTGAATCACAGCATCTTCGAGTGAGGTTTCATTAAGGTCAGCCGCTGTCGCGGGCCGGTTAGAGTTAAAGCCACCATCAACCTGCGGGTGACCGCCTCCACCAGTTACGCCATCGCCTACCGCTGTGAACAGGTTAACACCATCGCCAGACTGATAAGCGTTAGTGAAACCGTTGTTCAATGGAACGGCAGCCTTGACTTGCTTGGTGTAAGCCATAGCTCTTGCCAGTGCCTTTGTGTATCGCTGTGACAGGGAAGCATAGAGGTTATCCTCCATTGCCTCTTCCGTAATAGCGAAACCCTGAGCAATGGTCTCGTGGGTATAGCGAGCCGTGAACGCTTCCTGCGCTGAATCATAATTGATTGCAGAGCCTTCAGGTTTCACTGGAGCCGCGCCAAAACCACTCAATTTTACTTCTTCCTCAAACGAGCGGTCGGATGATTCAGTTTCGTAAATCATCTTGTCCTCGTCTTCATACTTTGCATACTCTAAGCCAAACAGGGCATTAAGACCCGGAAGTAGCTCTTTGAGCATCTGCGCTCTTGAAATAGCCATTCGCTAGTCTCCTATACGCCTAAGGCGGTACGGTACTGGTGCATCCCGGCGACATAAGTCAGGAGAACATCAGTGTATGCATCACCTACCACACTATCTGGGCCATTCACAAACTCAAGAATACGCAACGGGAGTGTGTTAGTGGTCGCAGCCGAACTCGCTGTAACAGAGTTCTTGCTACGCATAATAGTGGTAGAACCGGAAGTTTGGGTTACTGCAATGTTATTACCCAAGGTAGTCTGTGCCAAAGAAGCATTCGCCTGCATTCTGAATACAGCGTCTGGATCATCCAGCACATAGGCCATAGCGTCAGTCGCTACAGTCCCAGTAGGCCACATCTGGTTAAATGTGGGCTGGCTGGTAGTAGGGTCTGTATAAAAACAACCCATGAATATACCAACCGGGGTCATGGTCGTTGTACCAGTATCTTTTTCAAGAGTCCCGGTGCTGACCAGTTTTACAAAGTCACCATAAAAAACATCAGCCCCATAAGTGCTGATTATAGATATATGGCGAACCTTGCCGGAGAAAGAACCACAAGCGCTTAAACCGCCGACTGGTTCCGCCCCCATAGGGGTCGCTGTTGCTGACATAATTATCTCCTCATGTCATCATTTAAAAGACAACCCCAAAAGGGTTATCTTTTGCCAAAGGTAGTCCTGCTAGACCGATCTTTAATTAACGGCATCACAGGGTTCTCTTCTCGCATAAAAGTATTATCGACGGCTTCCATCTGATCATTGGCTATCTTGGCGTAATAGTCGAGTCGTTTTTTCAATTCCGCTTCAGGAATCTTACACAACAACAAACCACCAACCTCGACATTTCCCTTAAACCGGGTTCCAATATCAGACATCACCTCCAATTCAGGATGGTCTTCTGCTTTAACAGGAATCCATCCTTCTCTCATTTTCTGCGAGACATTAGTGTTGTCTGCCTGACCTAATACGCTAGTACGAATATAGCGGAAAGCCCATCCCTTTTGAGGGTTAGGCGTAGGCAACGAGGAGGCGGGCCTCCACGCATCATCAGGTCTTTCTTCGCTAGGACGTTCCTCTTCGGAACGAGTTGAGCGCGATTCTTCTTCAGACATTAGCCTTACTCCTGTAATTTAAGGTATGCGTCAGCATAGTCTTTGTTAGATACACCAATCTGCCTCGCGATATCAGCTTGGGATTTTGTAAGCTTCACTTTGCGTCCCCGCGCCCCATTGTTCCTAGTGGAGGGTGCGACGACGTTGGTAGTTCCGCGAGTTGAAGCAGGCTGGCTTACATCCGCCTGCTGCCCCTCTGAAAAATAGTTTGGGAATAAACCCCGCATTTGTGTGTCTACCTCCTGATAATACGCATCAGCGTCCACAGAAGGCGTTGTGCCTCTTTCCATCAGGTTATCATGAACCGCCAAAGCGGCGGCAGTCATCACCTTCTGATTTGGATCAACCCTCTCTCCGGGTTGAGCCGTTAACTTAAACCACGGATTCTGCTGCATCCACTGCTGCTGGCGCGGATCGAGCGGCGCGGGAGCGGGTGGACGTTTAGCGGGCGGTGGTGGCAACTTCTTCTTGGCCTCAACGCGCCTTTTCTGTTGGGTTTCCCGTGAAACAATCTCACGGTGTTCTGCCTGAGCATTGGTCAGGCTTTTCTGAGCCTGAACCATCTTCTCAGTATCCCCCTCTTCGTGGGCAGCCTTGTAACTCTGCTCCGCCTCAGCAAGCTGAAGCTCGGTCTTCTTCTTGACCGACGATATCAGGGCGTTCTCACCTCTCTGCAAGGTGGTTTTAAGCTTCAGGTTTTCATTATGAAGCTGCTTGGTAACACGCACAGCCTCTTCAGTCTTACGTTCAGCCTCACCCCGTTTTCGCTTGTCTTCATGATTAACAGCGCGTAGCTTGTTAATCCGCTTCTGAACCTTCATCCCATAGGATTCAAGCTCGTCCTGCGTAATATCGTCAACAAACTGTGACGTATCTACCGCCTCTTCTTTAGCAGGCTTCTGCTCCTCGACGGGGGTATCATCAACTACCTCCACATCATCAGAAGGGGCTTCTTCCTGATTACTTACCTGCGCCTTCACACCAAAGAACTGGTCTTCGGGAGGCGTTTGACTTTGTTTTACCTCTTCAGCTTCGCTCATATCTTTACAATACCTCGCGGGTCTTCAACAACAGCTTCAACGCTGTCATCGTTAATTAACCTGAACTCCTTACCATGAACCAAGAAGCGAGTACCGGAATAAGCCCTCATTAAAATGAAGTCTCCTTCCTTACAGTAAGGGCCACCATTAAAACGCTTGGTGTCCTTATATGCGTCAGGGCCAAGTTTTACAACCAACCCTACCACAGAGCCTACTTCTTCGATCTCCAAGGCTTGTTGGGATTTTATAATGCCCCCCTCCGTCTTTTCATCCGGTTCGGGCATCGCAATCAGAATCTTGTATCCTTTCGGATCAGGAAGCTGGTGTGCTTTCCGGGGTGTTTCTTCAGCAGATTCGGTTTCAACCTCAACCGCCGATGCTAATGCTTCTGCCATTAGTTTATCCTTGCACTGGAAGAAAGTGTCCAGAGCCACTTGCACCACATTATGTGGAGAATCAGCCTTCTTCGATTTTCTTATTCAAATCAAGAAGTTCTCTTTCTGCCATAGCAAGTCCTTCAATGATGCCACAACATTTGGAATATTCGTCAAAGTTTTTACAGCCGCCTGCACTGAGATGATCGGCGGTGTCGTTCATCATAACCCGTATTCGCTCACGCAGTACCTGAAGGGCCGGGTTGCTGAAGACCTCAGTCATCCCCATCCCTTTCGCTTATCTCTCTGGTACGCTCGTCAATCATGATTTCCTTGGCTATCTCTGTACCAAGCTTGGCTCCTTCAAGCTTGTCCTTGGAAGCAATCTTGCGGCTTTCAAGTTCTTCCTTGGTATTGGTCTCGGCAATCCTGACACCAAGCTTCGCGCCTTCAATCTTCTCATCAACGGCTAACTTGTCACGCTCAAGGTCATCCTTGGCGGCGGCCTTTTCAAGATCAGCATTGATCTTCGCCATATCGACCTGCACCTTGTCAGCGGCCTTCTTGGCTTCCAGCTCAAGCTCGGCCTGCTGTAATTGCATAACAGGGTCTTCCTGCTGGGCAGCCATCTCTTCAGCCTGAGCTTCCTGAATCGCTTTTCCGGTTAACTGCTCAGCGGCAGGAGCCACAAGCTGCGACAGACGGTATTCAATATCCTCCGGTAGGTTGGAATCAACTGGCGGTAACCCTACCCCCAGCTCTTTCTCAATATCTCTTCGGTACTGGAAGGCCACATGTTCCGCTATATGCGCGGTAAGGGCAGCCTGTTTCATCTGGGCATCTGGGGCCAGATTAAGCAATTCAGCCAGCTTCGGATCGTTCATAGCCGATACATGCGCCTCTATATGGGCTGCATGATCCTGATATATAAAGGCTTTCACCGGCTCGCCAATCATCAAGTCCATGTTCTCCGAGATCGGATCGGTTGGCTTCATGTCGTCCGTACTCGGCACGATCTTGTCTGCATCCCTGATTCCCAGCACTTCCAGCATCTGGCGGTGCAAAAGAGGCAGGTCATACATCTGCGGAGCCTGTGCAGATAGCTGTAAAGCGGCCTGATACTGCATAATCCGCTGCGCCATAGTGCCTGAATTGGGATCACTGACCGGAATTATGTCTATCCGGTCATCAAAGTCCTCGGTAGTGATGGAGTTCTCTTCACTGCCGTAGGGATATTCGTTAGGCCCGTAATCCTTGACGATATCACATAGAATTTTAAGTTCTATCTTCATCGAGGCGTGAACACGGGCCTGAACAGCGCTCAATACCTTCATTTCACGCTCAAGCAGCGCCAATGTTGTTCCAACTGGGGCTTCACCGTTGATATCAGCCGCTTTTACGTCGGCTGCGGAGGCAAAACGCCTGCCGTCCTGCACAATTTCCTGCAACATCTGGTGAAGTACAGCAGATGGCTCTTTATAGGGTAAAAAAGTGATATTGTCGCGGATTACGCCGCCGGGAACGTCCACATCGCGGAATTCTCCCGGCATTATGGGCGAATCATCGCCCTTAATTCGCAATCCACGCGCTTTTAGGCCGCCCGGAAGGTTTGCAAGCGTTCCTGCGTCAACTAATTGACGTAACAGGGAGGTTGCCGACTTGGTCAAGCCCCCAATCATGTGTACCAGCCCGAATCCGTAGAAGCCAAGGCCCGGTAAGTACTGGTAATGGACAAAATGTTGACGCTTTAGCTTTAAATCATCGTCCTCACGCCAGTTACGGCGGATGGCAAGTATCTTTGTTGATGACTTGTCAACAGTAATGACATAAGGCAACCCGATGTGCGTGGGTTCAGCGTTGTCCAAGTCCTCAAAGCCCGGAAGATCGACATCAACCATCATCTCAAGAAGGGTATGTCGTTGATCTACCTCATAATTTGGGTGATCTCCGGTGAGTTTGCTGTATTTGGCAGAGATTTCACTCTGGTCGGGGGCTGGTGCAGGCAATTCTATGTCTGCATAGAAGCCATCCCGTTGTAATTTCAGTACTTCGTTAGTAGTTTTCTTCATTACATGGGTGGCTCGCTCGCATGTCTGGAGTTCCACCGCCCCGTAGCTCACTACAAAGTCTTCGGCAGGGACAAACATCGAGCATGGCCGACCCATGCTGGGGTCGTAATACACTTTTCTGAAAGCTGAGCCTGCAATCGGGAGAGAGAAAAGCAATTTTTCCGTTTCTCCACGGTATTCGGTCATTTCAACCGTCATCAGATAGTTCAGGTAGTCCTGCACCCGCTCTGCCTGCTTGGCCTTCTCGTCAGTGATCTCACCCAGGATGGTAGTCTTGGCGGGGCCACTGGCAGGGAATATCTCCATGATGGTCTGGGACTGGAACCTGACCACCGCCTCGGAAAGGAGTGGGTGAAAAACACCACACGCCCCGTCCCACGGGGTAGTCCTGTCTTCAAACCGCATCCCCAGCAGATCGAGTCCCTTGATATAGGACTCTTCCCAGTCATGACGACTTTCCTTGTCGGCGTCGTAAAGACCGACCAGCTCGCTGCCGAGCCTGCCCACTTCTGACTCATCCATGAACTCCACAAGGTTAGCACCGTGTTCGGCGACATCTTCCTCATCTGTGAAATCCATAAACAGGGAACTCTCGTCATCAGAGATAGAAACCGCATCGGGGTTTATTATCTCTACCTCGATCTCTTCCTCTATGCCTGCGCCCGCAGGATACATGGCCTTTTCTATTGCCACTACACAACTTCCCTGAACTGACCACCTCTAGTTGCAGCGCCCATACCACGGGCTGTAATAGTCTTGGTCTTGGGTTCGCCCATGTTCAGGTTAATAGCGGTAGGAGAAAGAGCGCGTCCCCCTTTGCTTCTCTTGAGGCGCTTGTTGCCTTTATCCATCGTGCCGACAGCCGCATACTTGCGGCGACCACTGGCTTTCTCCATGCCTTCACTTTCCTTGCGGCGGCCTGCCATTCCACCCTTGGCCTTCTTGATCATCTTGCCGGTAAGGACATCCTCCCCCATCGCCATGCGTTTATGCTGGTTAATGTCAGGAGACAGCGTAGCCGACTTCTTGGTGGTACGCTTGGTCTTGGAGCGAGACTTTTTCTTGCGGTTGCGTTCACCCAAAGACTCATCGAGTCTGGCGTTATAGCCCTGTTTCTTCATATGAATTTCGCTCCTTTCTTCTTGCGAGGTATTCTCCCGCCTGTTTTAAGACTGACACGACCGCCTCTCGCCCAAGGAAAGAACTGCTGCGCTTCTTGGTCAGGAAGATACTCCGGTCTTTGGGTAGAAGGGAACCAAGTCTTTGCACTCGCTCCCCGCTGAACTGGT